GCAAGAAATCATGCAACGTATTAGATACGCATATGAACTGTGCCCAAATCATATCAGAGCCGGTGCCACCAGTTACAACAAGAACAGTTTGGAATTTGAAAACGGGTCACGTATTGTTGCACAGACCACAACTGAAACAACTGGACGGGGTATGAGTATTTCACTCTTGTACGCTGACGAGTTTGCGTTTGTGCGGCCCACTATTGCTCGTGAGTTTTGGACGTCTATCTCACCTACATTGGCCACAGGTGGTAAGGCTATTATTACATCAACGCCAAACTCAGACGAAGATCAGTTTGCGTATCTATGGAAAGGTGCCAACAAAACTGAAGACGAACATGGCAACACCACAGAACTGGGCATAAACGGATTCCGTGCATTTAGAAGCAACTGGCGTGAACATCCTGACAGAGATGAAAAATGGGGATTGGAACAACTGGCACAGTTGGGTGAAGATCGATTTCGTAGAGAAATGGAATGTGAATTTGTTATAAATGACGAAACCTTGATTGCACCTACCCGACTGTTGGACTTAGAAGGCGTAGAACCCCGTCGCCGCACAGGGCAAGTGCGTTGGTACAAAACTCCAGTCAAAGACAAAATATACATTGTGGCCTTGGATCCCAGTCTGGGCACAGGCGGCGATCCCAGTGCCATACAGGTGTTTGAAGCAGACACCACGGAGCAAGTGGCAGAATGGCGGCACAACAAAACAGATATTCCCACGCAGGTCAAACTACTAGCGGACATTGTGAATGAACTGTACGAAATCACCAAAGATGATAAAAAGATTTACTACAGTGTGGAAAACAACACCATTGGCGAAGCCGCACTGATATCTATAAACGAGTATGGGGAAGAAAACATCCGGGGCTATTTTCTCAGCGACAATTCAGTGACAGGCACCACAGGACGCAGATTCCGCAAAGGATTCAACACCACAAACCGAGCCAAACTCACTGCCTGCAACAAGTTCAAAGTGCTGGTAGAATCTGGGCGCATGCGACTGCACAGCAGACCGCTAATCAGTGAACTCAAAACATTTGTTGCATCAGGTGGTAGTTATGCTGCCAAACCTGGAGAAACTGACGATCTTGTGATGAGCTCGCTGTTGGTGGTACGCATGCTCATGCTGTTGCAGACTTATCATGCAGAATTAGACACTCAAATGAAAGATCACGGCGATAATGTTATTGAGCCAATGCCGTTCATATCAATGCTGCGCTAAATACACTACTATGACAATGGAAGCATTACCTCAAGATCTAGCAGACTTTCTGGTTACAAAGAACTTTGACCCAGAATACTTTGACGCACAAGGCCAGCCCAGTGAAGCAGGTGACGCCAAAACTATGAAATTTGACTATGTTGCCAGCACAGGCAAAAACTACGGCACAGCAGTGTGTGTGATTGCCGACAACGAACTCAGCTTGTTCTATGGTGACAACCTGGGACGTGGTATGGAGCCTGAAGACAAAGACGAGTGGTACAGTTTCTTAGAAGAGCTCAGCAACCAAGCAGCCAGGCATTCAGCCACATGGAGTCCTAGAGACATCAACCAACTCAAACACACCTTGGCTGGCATTGCTGCCATCAAAGAAGGCCTGTTTGAAGGTTATTATGGCAATCGTCGAGTAAGTTACATGGGCGAACAAACTCAAGCCAGATTGGTGATCAATCACAATCGCGTGCTAGGCGAAAATGACAAACGTTTTCGTTATGTAGAAAGTTTGTTTATTGAAACAGCTGATCAAGAACGTTTTCGTTTGCCATTCAAGAGTTTGGCGGGTGGTAGAGCCATGCTGGAACATGTGCGATCAGGCGGACGCCCATACGATGTACGTGGTAATCATATCACTGAAGTTGTGAGTGAAATGGCTGTGCTGAGCCGTTTCAATCGTGCGCAACACCATCGTGTGTACGAAGGTGTCACACAAGAACTGGTGGAAAGCGCACAGCAATACTATCGCAACTTACAAGAAACCGTCAAGCATCTTGGCAGCCCACGTGGCTATCAAGCATACTTTGAAAGCTGGGCTCCTGACCAAGTTGGTGAAGCCGAAGCACTAGTAGAAAATCTACGCAACCTGTTTGTGGAACAAACACTGGATGCTAGAATTGAAGCTGCCTTGCCCACACTGGCCAAGATACAACAACAAGGAAACAACATGAAAGAAGCGCAGATATTTGAAAACTGGATCAACAATCTCAGTGAAGGCACCTGGGCATTGCCAGAAACCCCTGAGCAAATGGAAAAACTCAATCAGTTGATGAGTAGCGAACTCATAGTTGGTCCTGATGCTACCAATGCCACAGAACAGTTGTATGATATTGTGGGCGATGACGAGCTGTTTGACATTCTTAACGACTTGGCTGACAAGAGCGAAGGCCGTGCCAACTGTTGGGACGACTCAGATGTGCAACGCAGACTGGCTGAACTGGGCATTCAAACTCCTCAAAGCACACAAGCAGAACCTGCTGATGTTGATCAAGACACTGCGCCCCCTGTGAAAGAAGAGCATGACTCATACAAACGACAATCTGAATACAATGAAAGAATGGCCGGTGAAAATGCGCCAACTGACTTAGGCTTACGTGCAGTGGGCGAATGGGCAAAAGTTGGCGCATATGGAAATCCTATCAAATCAGCCTGGCTTAATATAGCAAAATACGGAGTTAGAAACAATAGATTCAATAACTCAGTTGACTCAGTAATGACAGCAATAGGTGACTTCCCCGATCTTGGGGACGAAGTATATGACATGTATGATATTAACCAAAATGAGGTTGATATATTATCTAATGCCTATGAAACAGTATACGACCAATGGGAACAGACACAAGGTATGGCGGAAGGCGACAACCGGGCCACATTTGAGCAAGATCGTGAATTGGCCGAAATGCTCAAATACGCCGGCGTGCCCATCCGAGAAGGTGTGTTGAATGACAGTACCGGCAGTACCATGGATCACATACAAGATCGTTTCCGTCGGGACATCAAAGATTTTACCGAAACTGGAGACATGAGTGACGATTTGTATGATGCGCTGTATGACTACTACTTTGATGACATGCCGTATGGCACAAAGAAGGCTCGTACAGGCGATCCCCATGAATGGGTAGCAGATCGTTTTGCTAGTGACCTTGGTATCAATGAAAATCTCATCAGCCCAATGATCATGCCTGTGAACGAAGGCTCATGCAACATGACCATGGAAGGTTCTTACTGCCCAGAACATGGCTTGGCCGAATGTGGCGGTATGTATGAAGATAGCGAAACACGGCAGCACCCAGAAACCCGCACCAAAAGCGTAGCAGGCGCAGGTAGAGGTGTTGTAAATCCAGCATCAGCAAACAGCATGGATGATAGTATTCCACGTATTGAAATCCGTGGACTTGGCTACGATGATGCTAATCTTGCAGGAGAAAAATTCGTCAATCCAATGCAGCCACGTAGACACAATGAGTTGTCTCCACTTAAATCTGGAGACAGTACTCCACTGTCAAAAGTAGCTAATGTCGATTTAACAATGGACGAAGATGGCGGTGCAGTGGGCATGCCTTACAGCATGGGCGAAGGTGTGTATGACCCAGACTACAGAGGCGGATACAACAACGAGTTCGACGAACTGGAAGACTTGTTGAGCAAATCTGGAATGAGTCAAGACGACCTGATGCGTCAACGATTCCTGGCCAGCAAGCACGGACTCAACACCCCTGCAGACATGTCCAAACTTCCTGCACTAAAGAAAGATGCAGAAACAGGCTATGTGGCACGCAAGGCTGCACTGGATGCTGATTTAGAAAAACGCAATCAACAGTACATGCAAGACAAACTCACAGATCTAGAATATCAACAAGATCCAGTTGCTTTTTTGAAAAGACGTACACAACAACTTACACCAACCGCGCCTACACCACCAACCGCAGCAACAGCGCCCAATGCTCCAGCAGATGTAGCAGCCACGCCAGGAACAGATTATTCTTTACCACGAGCAAAATTGGGATCAAGTCCAAGTGCAAGATTGCCTAACTTTAGACCAGACTCCGCTGCTGAAGTTCCAGCACCATCGGATCAAACAGATACTCGCAATCAGAAATCATCCATGTTCCAGCAGCTGGCACAGTTGAGAAATCGAACTCGTGGCAACATGGCAGAAACCAGCAATGATGATCCGATCAACTCAAACTCAGCAATGACTGGTGCATACTACGAAGGCAAAGAAACTCCAACCCAAGAAGGCGATGCACTTCTGGCAAGAATAAAATCACTGGCTTTGCTCAGATGACATAAATACACTTGACACGTAGACAAAAAGCGCATATACTACTACAGTGTTTGCGCTTTTTTGTTTGTAAGTCACAGGCAACAGAGATCTAAACATTTAGATAGGCAACATAACATAGGCAACTTATCAAGGAGAAAAACTATGGCATCATTAGCAGAAATCAGAGCAAGACTACAGGCAGCAGAAGGCAACAAAGGCGGAAGCCAAACAGGTGGAGACAATTCAATTTATCCACATTGGAACATGGAAGAAGGTCAAAGTACCACACTGCGATTCCTTCCTGATGCAAATACAAAAAACACATTTTTCTGGCAAGAACGAGCAATGATTCGTTTGCCTTTTGCTGGCATCAAAGGCGAAATGGATTCCAAACAAGTGTACGTGCAAGTACCTTGTGTGGAGATGTGGGGCGAAGCCTGTCCTATCTTGGCAGAAGTACGCACCTGGTTCAAGGACAAGAGCCTTGAAGAAATGGGTCGCAAGTACTGGAAGAAACGCAGTTACATCTTTCAAGGCTTTGTGCGTGAAAACCCACTAAGCGAAGACAAGA